TCCGCGAGCCGTGTCATGGCCCTGGAGAACGAAAACGTCCACCTGAAAGCCCGCCTGTACGACATCCTGATGAAGTGAGGAGGTGTAAACGATGCGTTACCAGATTGTTTACTGCAAGCGGGGCTGGCCGCTCACCACCTGGGCCGACAACGTGGACAGGGCACGGAAACTAGCCGAACAGCTCCGCAGCACTGGCTATTCCGTCGATGTGTGGCAACACACCAAAGACGGAGCACAAAAAACCAACATCTAACCCCGCCTGTACGACATCCTGATGAAGTGAGGAGGTAACAGCCATGACGATCTTCAAGGAAGACAAGGTACTGGGTATTGCCTGCGGCATCAACGACAGCGGGGAGCTGTTCGTCGGAGGCAACCGTTCCGGCTATAATCTGCCGGACACCCCGAAGAACCGCGAGAAGGTTCTGAAGGATTTCGACTACTGGACTCAGTCTAGCGAAGGCCGAAACCACCTGGCAAGCCAGCCAGGGTAGGTCGTGGGAGCCAACAAGAGCAGCCGACCGGCTGCAAACCCGCAAGCACCTGAGAGGAGATAACTAACCATGACCGATAAGAACAACGTGGAGATCAAGGCCGGGGACATCGTGGAGATCACCGGCGCGTACTTCAAGCACGACAACGCCCTCTACTTCGTCGAGCACATCCCCGGCGACCCCGGTTGGAATGGCGGAGACATCTGCCTGCACATGATCGGCAAGTCCGGCAAGCTCTCCAGCACGAAGTATTCGACCTGCTTCTGGCCCCTGAAAGCTTACGTCAACGACCGCGAGAAGGCAGCCAGGGCCAACCTCTGGAACAGCGAGCACGCCCAGATTGAGGTTCGCACCGACATCAACCAGAGCTTCGTTGCCGGGTGGTTCCGCAAAGCGGCTGACGACCTGTCTGTGACGATCGAGTGGTACAAGCTGCATTTCGGCGAGGACTGCCAGGACGTCAAGCGAGAACTGAAAACCGAGGCTCACCTCCTGGCTGTGGCCGCTCGACTCTCCGGCAACGTGAGGAGCCTGCACTTCATCGGTACGGACGACCTCAGCCGTGAGGTGTTCGTTGATGAACTGGGAACGGTCTGGAAGTACACAGAACCCGGCTCGATGCCGCGGGAACGGCACGACAAGCTCTATTCTGCATCTAGCAACGACCGGGACGGTGAGCCCGGTCTGCCGATGTCGGATGCTCTCGACTATCAGATCGTCATCGAATGACAGGAGGTCTAAACCATGAAGGTGCTTTCCAACAGAACCAAGATCGCCGCGGCGATCAACTTCAACCAGTACCCCGTCGTCCGCATCGACCTGAGCCAGACCGATGAATACGGCGTCGTGGGTGCGCCGGTCAGAATCGACAACGGCACGTTTACGACCGGCGAGCCGTATTTCGTCCGCGGCTATCTCCGTACATTCAAGGACGAGAACGTCCTGACGTTCGACGCTGGAGGCGTCGCTCTGAAAGCGAACCTCAGTTACAGCGATTACGAGCGGATGCTGGAGTACACCAACGCTCCGATCGTGAAGCCCGATCAAGACATCCTGGTTTGCATGGTGGACAGCGAACGCCGCCTGGTCTACGACCCGGTCGTCCTGCGGACAGGGAAGCGCGTTGACCCGTACTGCATGACCCCGCTCGATCTGGAGCGGTGCAAGATTCCGGCTGCGGAGGAGGTGGAGCACAATGCCTAAGCACCCGAATGGCCACAAGGATGTCGTGTTCTTCGCGCCAAAGTCAAAGCGCGGGAGTCGCCCGATCGCCGGTTCCACGACTGCGACCAACGATTTTCTGGTGCTGGTACACGAAACCTACCCGGGGGCCACGATCTCCCAGTTGAAGGAGCTCCTGACCGATCGTTCCAAGTTCATCCTCAACCCGGAGGCCGTCGCGGTTCTGGATGCTTACATCACCCGCGGCTACGGCGACTATGTTCCCGAATGGAGGTAAAGATCATGGCAGACATCAAAGACAAGATTGCAAAGCTGCTGGCCCTGGCAGAGAGCCCCAACGAGGCGGAGGCCAAGGCCGCGCTCCTGAAGGCCCGCGAGCTGATGGCAAAGAACAAGCTCACCCCGGAGGAGTGCCAGAAGCAGAAGAACCAGAAGGTCGTCAAGGACTTCACCGACATCCAGTGTACAGCCATGACGAACCCCTGGGCAGCCTCCCTCTCGGCGGTGATAGCCGACAACTACTGTTGCCGCGCAATCAATCGGAAGCGCAAGGGCTACAAGACGGCGACCATCGGCTTCATCGGCCTGGAGGACGACTTCGAGATCTGCAAGAGGATTTTCCTCTACGCCTACGACTGCATTGCTTCGACATGCAAGCGCGAGATCAAGCGGAACCCTTGGGACGATCGCGGAACCTACCGCAAGGCGGTGAACGCCTACGGCTGGGGCTTTTGCGAGGGCCTGCAGGATGCGTTCAAGGCTCAGAAGGCGGAGCACCAGGAATGGGGCCTCGTCATGGTGACACCCCAGGCCGTCGTCGAGGAGGCGGACGGCCTGGGCAAGCCAAGGGCGATCGGCAGGAACGAGGTTGACATGGACGCCTTGGGAGCTAGACAGAAGGGCTACCGGGACGGCCTCAAGTTTGACCCGAACTCCAGGCTGGAGGGCAGGCCGGAATACGCTCAGCTGGCGTCGTGCCGGTAAACACCCGGTATCAGTATAGCGCACCGGGAAGCAAAACACAAGAAATAAGCCTTATTTTTAAGGTACGAAGGAGGCAGAAAAACAATGAAAACTGCGAATCGCACAAAACCGAAGACAGACTTCGGCATCGAGGTGCGCGTCTTTACCGCGCAGACCGGCATGACCGTGAAGGAGCTGGCCGAGCGCGCAGGCGTCAAGTACACCACGCTGGTGGAAACCACCACGGGCCGCTGTGCTGGGCACCAGCTCATTCCCGTGGTTCGGGAGTTCATGCAGAACTACCGGAAGGAGGAGTAATTGTGGCAGCGAAGGCGAAGATCAACACCGCCCGCGACCTGTTCTATTTCTCGGACGACATCATGAGGATCACGGGCTTTTCCCAGAGCAAGAGCTACAAGATCATCAAGCAGATGAACAAGGAGCTGGAGGCACAAGGCAAGATGACGTTTGAAGGCCGCGTCAGCAAGCGGTACTTCAACGAGCGGCTGGGCCTGGATATGGACACCCGGCAGAAGAGCCGGGCATGAGGAGGTAACACGATGGAGAGCACAAGTTTCACCCTGAGCGTCAAGCAGGAAGCGGCACCCCGCCCGAAGCGGAAGGCCAAGAAGCGGGCTGTATGGCCCCATCTGCTGATGCAGGCATTTCTCGCGGCAGTGCTGCTGTACCTGGGTATTATGATTGCCCAGAGTGCGAGCATCCATACAACCGGCGCAGGCAACGTCGTTCTGGCGGCTGCCGCCCTGGTGTTCACAGGCTGGAAGCTCCACGATCTCGGAGCTGATGAATGAGAGGAGGACTCAACATGGCGAAGATGTTTGATGGCAAGAAGGTTTACGACCGGGAATCGTTCAGCTATGAACTGGCGAAGATCGGCGACTATGTGACGGAGGAGGTCGTGGACGACGCGATCAACTGCCTGCCGCCTGCATCCATGACCGCCCACTGTTCCCAGATGGGTGAGCCGATCAGCGACCGCTTCGACCCGGACAACCACCGCTGGCGGGCAACCTACGAAACCTTCACGAAGGTGGCTGAGGACGTCTGGAGGTACTGCGGCGACTGCTTCCGCGGCGAGATCGCCCAGCGCGGCAGGCCGCTCGTCTACGTCGGCAAGGGCCAGAGCTGAGGAGGTGAAGATCATGACGTACTATCCCATCAATGAGGACACCGCCAAGCGTGCGAACGACGCCAACTCGTTCCGCGACTACAAACCCGGCAGCGCGACGGCTGCCTACCGTGCCGAGGTGGACAAGGCCGCTGCCCTGGCTGAGAAGCAGAAGGCCAAGGTTGACCCCATGCACCATGACAAGCTGGATGGCCTACTCGATCGGTACGCA